TCTGGTCACCTCCCTCCATGCTTCTTCAGCTATCTGATCAAATACAGGTCGGATCGCAGGCATGATATAGTCACGACCTTGTACATAGCCGCCGTTTCTAGTACCATGTCCGTATTGAATCAAGACCGCAATTGGTAAACCACTCTGTACGTTGCTGTTATGCCAACGAATAGAGTAGTATCCACGTCGTGACTCGATTGTGTAATACCAGGACTGTGCAGTTAAACCCGTATCTGTTGGAGTAGCGTTTGATAGCGCATTTACACCCATCTCACCATACTTATTTAGCACAGCAGATAGATCTTCCTGCTTTAATCGAGCCAAATATGCTTCCGTATTGTTGAAATCACCTGTTTGTGTGATAGTAATCGGCATGATTACCTAGCCGCAAGATAAATAACTACGGCACCTTGAACACCGGCTTGACCGTAATTATAAGGTAATCCAGTTAGTGGCCTGGCTGTAGCTCCACCACCTCTGCCCGGTTTACTAATATCTACTCCCGTTCCTCCGGTTTGAGGATCTTCAGCATCGCCAGCAACTAAGAAATTATCAGGAAGCCAGGATCCATGACCGCCACCAGTGGCTTCAAGATAGGAAGTTCCATCGTATTTGGAAATTGCGCCTGCTCCGCCGCCTCCGCCATGACCAATGTTGTCGATAATAGGACCATCTTCACCATTAGTGCTGGTAGAAGGATCATCATCAGGATCACCGCAATGTCCACCCAAACCTCCACCACCAACCGCGGTACGATTACCGATTCCCCCGTCACCTCCATCGGCCAGAGGATTAGCGGTTGTAGATATGGTTTGAGCTCGTTTTCCGCCCTTACCACCTGAGGCTTGACAGAAATCCGTATTGAATGACGAATAATGTCCATCGCCACCATCAGTGGTAAGACCAACATTCGCCGGATTTGCTTGTTCTGTTCCTGCAACTCCAGCCGCACCAACAACTATCGGACAAGTATCTGGAAGCTCTGACAATAATCCCTGAACGCGATGAAATCCACCGCCTCCACCTTCACCACCGTAAGTCCTAATCAGAGTTCCAGTATTTGCTGTATCAACGCCGCCACCTCTGCCTCCACCCCCGCCAATACAAATAACATCGAGAGTGGTATAGCCCAAATCACGATATGCCGCAGCATCAAAAGTATCATTGCTTTCAAATATAATTACCTGTGGATCTACACGAGAAATAATTCCAGAGAGTTCAAATCTCATCGGAAATCCTAAGTACGCGTATCTAGTACATTGATAGTAATATCAAATCCGGCAGAATTCTCAGCAGCACCAGTAGCATCCAATGTCTGAACACGCACCTGACCAGCAGCTACAACTTCAAATTTATAAAAATGCCGACCAGTAGCGGTAGGTCCGATTGAACCACTGAGTACAAAAATTCTAGAATCAAAATTTACTGTATACTCACCAGTAGCAGTTCTCTGCATATGCCATGGTGTACCATCAGACCATATACCATTACTGCTAACATTATCATTAATTTGAGCCATTGTAGTCAGTACAGTTGTACGTCGAATATCTTTCTGTTGAGTTCTCATGACATCACCTTCAGACTCACCTTGTGAGCGATATCCAAAGTGTCGAACGCAACCAATAGTTTAGTATCCGACATCGATTGAATATGATCGCCGGCATTCTTGGGTGAAGGAAGATGGTCAATCAAACTCTTGGTGTAAAGTCTATTGATTTCGCCCATAAGCAATGCCCGATCGGTGACAAATACTCCGTCAACCTGACCAATATAGTTATTACCACTGGCAAGCGATGATCCAATCACAAATTTGCCTGCTCCACCAAGCACGATAGAACCCAGTGCGGTGGAAGAAGCAATCAGACGTCCATCCAGATAGAACTTACGCTTCACACCATCAGCAGGCGCAGCTTCTTGCACTGCCACCACGAAATGCCACTGTCCATCGGCAACAAATGGTCCTGGTATTGATGCCCCCGCACCAGTACCAAAGTTGATGATGCCTGCTATGATATAAATACGAGCATCGTTGGTACCATTGGTCGTTCCCCACGTAAGAATATACATGGTTCCAGTGCCATTAGAACACTTAAACCAACAACCATAGGAACATGTTGCTGCTCCAGCAGGCAATCCAGCATCTGTAGCTGTAAATCTTGGTGTTCCGGAAAGATAGTATGCATTTTCTTTGGTGCCATCAACTCCAGCTACTTTATCTGGCGTACCAAAGACAGTCAAACCAGCACTAGGATTAGAACCTTCATTTGCAACCGATCCAGCAGAGAAATTGTACAGGCGCAATGGTACTGCCGGAAAATCTGCAGTAACCAAAGATGCACCCTTAGCTCCTGGATACACATTTAGCGAAGCTCCGGAAGGAATTGTTCCAAGCGTGTGAGCAAGTTTTGCACAATATAGATTATAAACTTTTTCTTGTGAGATAATCTCGGGAGTTACGAATACTTCGTCGACTCTACCGAAAAGTGGTTCCAATGGAACCGTGCTTGCATCGGCATCATAACTACCAATATTAAAGGGCTGATTAGACCCAAATATCAATTCACCACCTGCAGAAGCACCATGCAATGCGCTTGCTTCTAATGTACCATCAATAAAAAGATTCATCAAAACGCCATCATATGTGCCTATAACAAAATGCCAACGATCGTCACAAATCTTGGACAAACCATTGATTTCAATTATAGTAGTACCATTAGCAGTAAACCCAAAATTGGCTACATTTGAATCTCTGATACGAAGATAATAACCAATCTGAGGTGAAGCTCCACGTTTCGTGAGAATGGATTGGAATACACCCTGTTTTGCGGTTCGAACCCAAGCACCAAACGATCCAGCTTTAAACCGAAATGGATCATCCACGCCAGCATCTACGATATAAAACGCGTTTGCACCATTAAACTGCGCAGCCGTGTTATCAATACCTTCAATTCCACGAGCATATGTTGCTGCTCCCTTTGCAATGAGAGCGTGACTATTACCACTTGAATCATTGAAATCGCCCGTGAAATTCCACAAACCAACGGGTGCAGCCAACCCAATATCCGTAAAATCGCTTACTGCAAGCTGTCGACCAGCTCGAATTTGTCCTGGAACACCAATATCGAGGATAGCTGCCTGTACAAGAACATCAAGATCTGAACCAAGCGGCCCCATAGGACCTGGCGGACCTGCTACACTGCCCGCATTAATTGTGGATCCATCGTGCTTTGTAAGGATCAGTTCGCCGTCGATAACATCACCGTCAACAACCGATGCTGCTTCGATTTCGATCATTCGATCCGCGGTAAGACCGGTAATTGTAGCCATTTCACCTCCTAATCAGGGCTCGTGGATGAAATTGTATAAGTGTCTGCATCCAAATATGTTGCATCTGCATCGTGAATCAGGAAAGTAGTATCATCAGTCATTGCAATAAAGCTATCCGATCCATCGATAGCCGACCAGCTGCCATCTCCATGATCAACGATGATAAGTGAGCCTAGATATCCGAAATATCCAGCAATTTCAGCCATTGGTGGAAGACGAGGATCACTAGTTTCAGTTCCATAAAGCTGATCTTCCAATAGTTGCATGACATCAGGAGGTGTCTGTGTTGAATCGATAGAAATATGAACCGTTGGTCTATACCCTACAAGTTTTTGTGGTGTTCCGGTAAGAGACCAACCAAATTCAGTTGGCGAAATTGCGGAATCATCCAAAGTATCATATGAGACTGCGTCAGGATTGGCAATGACATCATACAAAATGTGAATTTTATAGCCAAAATCGGAAGATAGATCATTACCAACTTTTGTTCGGTATGATAAACCGAAACTATCCACCGGCTGCTCATAAATGTCAAACCCAGGAGAAATACTAGAAACACCATTAACTTGATCGAACTCTTCTGGATAAGTAAACGCCTTAAGTTTTGCTTCAAAATCACCAACGATAAAGTTCTGTAAGAATTTCGATCCTTCAAGATAGTACGGTTTTACTTCGGACCCAGAATCTTCTTCAACACTAGTAAGACCGTTCCAAGAAGCTACCGTTCCATCATTTAGATAGAGAACTCCTCGATCAATACCAGTTTGATAGATTTTCTCACCAGGTTCATCCCAAGCAAGAACTGTCATTGTCACCCCCTTTCTAACCTGAGGTGCCCAACTGTGCTCTACGCTGAGCATTGAGTTCTCGATTTCGAGCTGCAACTTGAGCTCGACTCATCTTTTCCGGTTTCGATTGCTTAATGTTACAAATTCGAATTAAAGTAAACAATCGATTAAGATGCCAGTTCTCACATTCGAACGGAATTTGGAACACGACCATCCAATAGTAAATCAGCTCCGCCGTGATAACTTCTCGACTTCCTGGAGCTCCTGGAGGATCGTTGAACCAAGTAGCAGACATCTTAGCTTCGATGTATTCATTAATTGCTAAGAGATTCTCCTCTGAAAATTTAGAGAAGACTTCATCCGGAACATCGGGAGTCATCGTCATACATTTTATGTAATCCAAAATTTCTTCAGTCGTTTTCTCGGCCTTACCCAAGAAAGGCTTCTCGTGTTTTGACTCCCATTTTGACAGTGAGACCAAAGAATGCTCTAGTACTAAAGTCACGTCATGTTTTGTAACAAATTCCTGTGACTCTTCATCAAACATTTCGACGCCCGGAACGATAATCGTGAGCATTCCTTGGCCTCCCGTCTAAAAATCACGGTGCAAATAGGGCAATAACGGCATCCGGAAGTGGAAGAGCTGCCTCCACCGATGCCTTGCCATACAGCAGATCTGTAAGTGCAGTAAGATCTGCTTCATCCACAACAGTGGAATCAATCACAATCAAAGCTGTAGGCTTGAGACCTGTAACCGGAACCGGTGTAGTCGTAATGGCCCAGCTAAAGTTGATTGCGGCTGGTGAATCGTTAATTGTGGCATAGGCCTTCTCCGACGGAGAAGCCTGAGCACCATAAATCAGATGCAGCTTAAAGCCGTGGTCCACACCGTCGATATCGTTGCCGATCTTTGTCCGATAGCTCAGGCCAAACATCTTTCGACCCTGCTGACCAACGGCTACGCCCGGTGCAGGAAGAGCTGTGCCGTCACACTGACCAAACTCTTCCGGATACGTAAACGCTTCGATGGTTCCCCCGAACTCTTCGGCGGAAGTAATATTCAGATACTTGATATTGTCCGCAAACTGCGGATTCGGATCAGCACCAGATGGCGATTCCGTGACTGTGGTGAGACCATTCCAAGCAACCCCAGAATTATACACGCCGGTATCATCTGGAAGATACAGCACTCCGTGGTCTACACCAGTTTCATAGACTTTCTCGCCAACATCGTCCCAAGTCAAAGGGGCCATGTCCTTCCTTTCACTCAAAAGTAGACGTTATAAACGTCGTGATTTAAATCATCGGCTGTATAAAATCTATTAAACAAACTCATTGGCAATGCAGCCACTTTACTTGGAATTTCACTATCAGGATCAGGATCAATAACCGTAATCATGTATCGCTTTGTATGACTATATGGATAATCGTCTGCAAAATGCGTATCTGCAAACCCTCGGTGATAAACGATACATGGGTACTCCAACTTTACGTTAGTTGGTGGCTGAAAATATACATGGTCAACCAATGCTTCAAGGAGTTGGTGTAACTGCAGGCGTTGGCCCATTGTACACCTCCCCTAATCTCAGTAGAAGACGGGGGCTTTGTACTTCGACGCTATCAACCGTCCACAAAACCCCCGCCCATTCCACATACCTAATGGCAAAGAAATGTTCATTGGCATAGGCATCGGCCACAATACTAATTGAATTTTGAACACTGAGATCAGGATTAAGATTTTCTCCCTGACGAAGATTTCTCGCGTTTCTTACAACATCGCCATAGTATGAATACTCAATAATATCATCAGCAAAAACGCCAGGAGCTTTTTCTACTGATTCTCCATAACCAATGCGACCAAAAAACCTAGTCATGGATGCCTACCTTATTATGCTTCGGTGATAACCAGAGCCGAACGGATCTTGGTCAGAGCACCGGAAACACGAGTCTCCAGCAGATACTTGTACTGGTTGTAATCGATGTCAAAGTCATCGAAGAAGTTGACATCTCCACCCTTATCGGCACCAATCGTGTAATCCCGCAAGTTCACAACGATTCCGACAAGCTTGTCCTCGTCTTCCATAACCTCGACCGTAACGATACCACCGACACCCATCTCTGCGGCGAGTTCCTGCGGAGTCCTCCACAGCCGATGACCTTGAGTATCACGATGCACCAGCAGCGAAGTAAGCGTGGGCAGCGTGGTATAAAAGTTCGGCGTACCTGATCCCTTATAAAGACCCATCGACGAGACAATTGCATCGACCTTCTCTGGCGGCGTATCTGCAGTAGCAGGAAGCACGACCGGAGCGGCATACAGCTCGTGATCATGAAGAATCGAGCGAATACCGGCACCATCCACAGCACCAATCGGGTCCTTGATCTTGTCCTCATGCGAAATAGTTCGGCCATCACCAATCAAAACCGCGCGAGCGAGCTCTTCGTCAAGCATAAGCCGCATCTCAGCCTTGAGCCATGCCACCACATCGAAATCAGTAATATCGACAATATCGTCGCGATCAAGCTTCTGCTTTTTGTAAATTGTGCTCGGCGTCGTCGTCCGCTTAGAAACACCGAAGAACTCTTCCTTCTTCAGAGCACCCTTGACATAACCCTTGGCACGGGCATCATCGAAGGTAAGATCTGCGGAAAGCGACTTGATGCGGGAGAACGGAGAGTGCTTAGTACTATTGAGAACACCCGAAACCCACTCAACTCGTCGTGAATCGAACTCCGGAGTATCGGTAACCGAACGAGCATCCGGAAAGAGCACTTCGATATCATCGATACCATGCTTAAGGGCATACTCTTCAACGGCGGCTTTCAGCGATCCAGTCTTATGCGCATCGTTGACGATTTCCTTGACCGCATCGTGCGAAAGCACATGCTTCTCTGCCTTCTTTTCGCCTCCGTTCTGCTCCTCGAAAACATTACGGGACATTCGCCGTCCTTCCTCTTTATTATTATCATGGGTTAGTGTTGGCTCTTCCTTCGTCTCGTCCTTCTTCTCTTCCTTCTTGCTTTCGATAGAAGATTGAGCCAATTCTGCGGCGCGCTCTGCAAGCGCAGTACCGACCATGTAATGGACAACTTCCTTCTGATTGGCATCCATCGAATCGTAGACTTCCTGAACCGTCGGATTCTCTACTGAATGCTCAACCGTTTCTGTATCTGCCTCTGCCGCAGCTTCTGCAGTCTTCTCATCAGCATGATGCAGTTCCAGACCAGTATAGATAATTGCCTCATCTTCCAGTGTGACCATTTCGCCATCACTGTGAGCAAGAGTAATGTTATCGATAAGAGCGCCAGGGTTGGCCCCCGACAATACCAGACTCACCTCACGAATAAATCCGTGGAGAACCTTCTTGGCCTTCTCGGTAAGTCCATTAGCAAAGATAGACAGGTGCTTAATGTCTTCATGCTGCACCAGTGTTCGAGCATTCTTTGCTGGGTCGGTCTCATTGAAGAAACCGTAGCAATAAATGCCATCATCACGATGCTCGAGAATTGCATGACCGAGCACGTTACTGGGCTCATTGTGACCGTGCTGCCAGACGAGCGGGACGGTTTCAGTATCCTGATGTTTGAAAGCATCCGGCGTAATTGTCCGGCCGTCTGTGCACACAAGTCCAGCTTTGGTGGCATAGCCGCTGAAGTCGGGCTTAGCCTTTTCTCCCATTTTGAATGTTCCTCCTTAATTTTGCATCATCGGCCTAGGTAACTTTGCTAACGCCTCAGCTACTGCCGGATCTTGAACGGTTCCATTACCGTTTCCACTACCATTCGACGTCGGATTAGGAGGATTAGGTTGTGGCATGTTAGCATTAGCCAACTTGTCTGCTTTTGGATCTTTACTTGGCTTCATACCGATTACTTGTCTAATTTCATTC